GGCTCCTTTGGTGCTCCACAGGGCTCCTTTGGTGCTCCTTTGGTGCTCCACAGGGCTCCTTTGGTGCTCCTTTGGTGCTCCACAGGGCTCCACAGGGCTCATCTATATAGAGCGGCTAGGACACTGAGACGGGGCATACCATGTTTACGGTACTTTTTCACGATGGGGCTTGACAGGTGATTTTGGGTGCTCTATAGTTCAGGGCATGGAGAACGACAGCTAGGGCACTAGCGACAAAACGTTGCTAGCACAGCTAGCTGTTCACAGCTACCACTACCACTTAAAGGAGTAAATCATGATTGTTCGATCCTCTCACATCATCACCCTTTCCTCTGGCAATCTCGCCCGTGATTTCCGCTGGGAGTCTCTCGGCTACGGTCGAGTCCGTGTTCAATGGTCTTGACATTGATGACAAGTTCAGAGAGTATTTTGACTTTGAGGATTACTGGCACAATAACCACGAGTTACGGGGTGTACATGGTAGACACGAAAGGGCTTGCATACTGGCTCAAAGAACTTGCCGCCTACTAAACCATAAGGTGCTAGGGGGTGCTCATGGTAGCCCTCTAGCTCCCAACAAGGCTAGTAACCTAGCAAGGAGAATAGAAGATGAATGCACAGGTTAAAAAGGTACTGGATACCCTCCCGTCTTACAGGGTCGCCGAATGGGCACTGCCGGCCCTCATCAATGGGGATTACACAGGTATCATTCCCATGGATGCCCCTGAGAGTTGTGGTGAGGTCGCTATGATTGCCCAGTTCGATGAGGATGTAGTCTGTGGTCGTGCTATAATCGTCGAAGAAGAAGAGGACGGGACGATTAACCCGATCTTCTGCAAAGACGAAATCACTGGAACATTCGCGGAGTGTGTCCGCATCTGGCTAGCCTAATCCACTAACCCCCAACGAAAGGAACCCCCATCATGAAAATGATCTTTCTGCCCACAAGTTCCAACAAGAAAACGGGCGATATCATGCAGTCTTACAGCTCTCGTAGCACCTGCCCCAAATCCTGTGTCTTTAAAAACAACGGGTGTTATGCTGAAGGCTGTCACACGAAGATGGTGTGGGATCGCTGTGATGACAAAAACGATGCTCGCTATGTTATTAATGGCGAACACCTGAAAATTGGCCTCTTCGAAGGTGTCTTTAACAAGCTCCGTAAGAACCCGACTCGTGACTCTATCCTGTTCCGTCATAATGGGGCAGGAGACATTGCAATCGAAGGCACAAGCCTAATTGATGTCAACAGAGTAGACGCCATCGCAGGAGCCATTGAGGGGGCTAACAAGGTAGTAGGGGGGATCATCAAGGGTTACACCTTTACTCACTGTGCAATTGACCTACACGCATCGGACATCATCCATGATGCAGCCCATAAGGGGCTTTCTCATCAACGCCTCGTGTGAGACTGTAGAGGAAGTCAAGCGTGCTAAAGCCTTAGGCATAAATGCAGTCATTGCCTCTGTTGACCCTAAGGAAACCGAAAAGGAGCTTAAGGCTGTGGGCTTGTATGGTGCACAGTGTCCTGCGCAGGTCAAGGAAGGCATGGACTGCAATCATTGTCAACTCTGTGCTAAGAATCGCAAGGTTGTAATCATCTTTGGTATCCATGGTTCCCACAAGGGGAAAGCTCGAAAGGCTATCCAGATTCATAAGGCTAAGCTCAAGTAACAGCTAGCAAAGATCCAGCAACCACAACAAACAACTAAAGGAATGCCCTAGGAAAGCCATAGAACGCCCTAGGGGCGTCCATAGGAGATAACATGTATACTCGCACCACCACCATCATCGAACGCTCTGACGTAGCCTCTATTCTCTTCTATCGCTGGAAGGATGGGGCGTATGCAGTCACCTTTACGGACTGTGAATCTATCTACACTTTCACCGGTAAATATTCAGGTGGTGAAAATGTAGAGGGAAAGCTCTACAAGTTCAAGAAAGGGGGCTCTATGGATCTCATCGGACAGGCATCCATGCACGGCAGTGTTATGAATGCAATCCTGTCCATGTGGAATAACCATATCAAGGAGATTGAAAAGAATGCTTAATATTAAAGAATACCTGATTGTATTCATTGGAATTGCAATCATTCTTGGAATCTTTCCCTTGTTTGTCTTTATTTGCAAACTTATGGGAATCTATTACTAAAGGAGACAAAATGAAAGAAAATAACGACGGAAATCCTGAAACCAGTACCCATTACATGGGAGCTGTCCAGCCTATTGAATTGATGCTTAATGCGTTATCTCGTGAGGAATTCATTGGATTCCTTAAGGGCAATATGATTAAATATGCGTTCCGAGCAGGACGCAAGGCAGGAGAATCCGCAGAGAAAGACAGAAACAAATACCTGACATATTCCGAATGGTTGCGTACTTTCGAGGCGTTCGGTACCATCTATGTAAATGATGATTGTGTCGAGAAAGGTAAAATCAATGGTTAGAGGAGACACGAGGATTTAATAAAATCCATACTCCTAGGGAGAGGTGAAAGAGGCTATAGACTCCTAAGGAAACCTAAGGAAACCACAGGAGTCTATAGTTTAACTATTGGTAATATCCTACATTATCACCTATATAACCCTATATAAAAGAGTATAAAAGATCTATAGATATAACTAAAGGTAACCCCTATGTCTTATGATAAATTGAATAGTTTTAGAATTGATGGTGAAAATGAATACGATGAGCTTTGTCTTAAATACGGCAAAGCCCGTGTAGACAGGGAAATCGAATTAGAACTTGAAAGCAAAGAAAATGCGTTCAATGCTTTCATGTCTAAGCGTAGCAAGGCCATTGAAAGCGGTACCCTTGGCAATATGGGTGCAAGTCGTGTCTTGATCAGCGAAGCAATCCCTGTCATGACTAAGGCCCTTGACAAGTGGTTTAAGGAAGTAGACACGGGTAAGCCCGGTAAGCGTCATGTAATGGCATCCCTCATCAGGTCTCTATCTACCGAAGAAATCGCATTCATTGCAATTAGAACCATCATCGAAAATTCCCTTGGGATCGTGTCTTTGACCAAAGTGTCATCTGCAATTGGTGAAGCTATCGAGGACGAACTTAGGTTCAAGATGGTAGTTTCGACAATGGATAAGAAAGAGCTTAGCAGGTTCAATGCAGGGCTTGATAAGCGTATTTCTATGCAGTTCAAAAAGCGCTATGTCGAGAATAAGGAAAAAATCCTTGCAGACGAAAAGAGGCTCAAGAGATGGAACAAGTGGGGAAACGCTAACAGGGTACAAGTAGGTCTTAAGTTGGTAGACATTTTCATCGTGTCTACTGGTCTAGGTTCCCTTGAGAAAACCATGGGTGACAACAAAAACGTGCATTACACCTTTTGTCTTGACCCCGACGTGTTGACGTATTTGGAACACGAGGACACTGAGACTGCTAGTCTCATGTTCCAGAATAGGCCCATGGTAATCCCGCCTAAGCCGTGGTCTACCCCTTTTGATGGTGGTTACCTTATCAACCTTAAGAAACCCATACAGCTCGTCAGAATGCCATCTAAGGAGTGTGCACAGCTCTACGATGAGGTTGATATGCCTAACGTCTATAAGGCCGTTAATGCCATCCAGTCTACGGCGTGGAGAATCAACCGTAGGGTGCTTGACGTGGCCAATGAGGTATGCTCATGGGCTCACATTCCAGAAGCCCTTGAGATGCCCTCTGCGACCCCTGCAGAGCCTCCTATGAGGCCTGCAGAGGCAGACACTAACGAGGAGGTACATCGTGATTGGCGTAGTGCTATGGTGCACTATTATCAGGATGACAACAAGCGTAAGAGCAAGCGTTATCTTGTCAATGGTGTCCTTGCACTGGCAAACACCTACAAGGACGACATGGAAATCTATTTCCCCCACAACCTTGATTTCCGTGGCCGTGTCTACCCCTTGACTCAGTTGAGCCCTCAAGGCAATGACTTTACTAAAGCTCTCCTTGAGTTTGCCGAAGGGGTGCCTCTGGGTGAGAATGGGCACACGTGGTTGGCCTTTCAGGGTGCTAACTGCTACGGCCTTGACAAGAAACCCTTTGAAGAGCGTATTGCTTGGGTCTATGAGAACACTGACATGATCCTGTCGATTGCCAAGGATCCCCTTCAGGATCTCCGATGGACTGAAACGGACTCACCATGGGAATTCCTTGCGTTCTGTTTTGAATGGGCGGACTATCTGGATAAGGGCGACTCTTATGTGTCTCACCTCCCGATTGCGTTCGATGGCTCCTGCTCTGGCTTACAGCATTTCTCTGCGATGCTTCGGGATGAAGTCGGCGGAGAAGCCGTCAACCTCATGCCTGATGACAAGGTACATGATATCTATGGCATTGTCGCTACCAAGGTCACTGAGTTGCTTAAAAAGGACTATGACAACGGCACCGATGACACCATGGCTAAAACTGAAGACGGTGACGATTACCTGAAGAAGGGCACCCGTAGTATGGCTACGGAGTGGCTCAAGCACGGCGTTACCCGTAAGGTGACTAAGCGAAGCACCATGACCCTTTGCTATGGCTCTAGTAAATTTGGCTTTGCCGAACAGGTTTTGGAAGACACTATTTACCCCGCTCTTTCAAAGAATCCCACGGCATTCAGTCGTCCTAGCCAGTCCGCTAGGTACATGGCTGGATTGATCTGGGAAGCCCTGCATGGTGTCGTTGTGAAAGCTGTGGAGGCTATGGGTTGGCTTCAGATTGCAAGCGGTCTGCTCGCTCAAGATAAGGACATTAACGGCCAATCCCTGTCTACCTATTGGATTACCCCTGCGGGATTCCCTGTAAAACAGAAATACAACAAGGTTGTGCTCAAGCAACTCAGGACTTTCACTACTGGGACTATTCGAGTCAAGGAGCCATTCAAGGAAGACAGTCAGATTGAGGAAGGTGCCTCCATCAACCCCGTTGTGTACGAAAGTACCCCCGAGATTGACACCAGAAAGCAGAAGCAGGGCATTGCACCCAACTACGTCCATAGCATGGATGCCTCCCACCTTATGCTTACGGTGTGCTCTTGTGTTGACAAGGGTGTCAAGTCCTTTGCGATGATTCATGACTCCTATGGGGCACCTGCGGGGCATGGTGACATCATGTTCACGACTGTTAGGGAAGTCTTTGTAGATACCTACAGCAAGAATGATGTACTGCAGGATCTTCATGACCACATTGAGAACCTTTTGTCCCCCAAGATGGTCGACAAGCTCCCTGAGATCCCCTCTAAGGGCAACCTTGATCTTGAGCTAGTCAAGGAGTCCATGTACGCCTTTAGCTAACCCAACTAATAAAATCCATACTCCTAGGGAGAGTGCTCAAGCCTCCCTAGGTTAAACAGCTAGCTCGCTAGCAACTCAACAAACAAGGAAGTAATTAATGTCTAGCAACAACAATCGTTTCACGACCCCTAAGGGTCTCGCACAGTATCCCGCTCTCAAGACTCCTGATACGAAGTTCAATCCTGAGGGCGACTACAAAGTTAATCTTGTCATGGAAGATGATGAGAAGACTAACGCTCTCGTGTCTAAGCTCGAGGCAGTCCTTGAGGACTTCTATGAGAATGACGACAACGTCAAGCAGGCCATTGCGAAGGGCCGCAAGGTGGTGACTCAGGACATCTACGAGAAGGATGATGAAGGCCGCATTGTGATGAAGTTCAAGCAGAAGGCGGTCATTACGAAGAAGGACGGTTCCAAGATTACCGTCAAGATCCGTCAGTTTGACTCTAAGGGGAAGCCCATTGATGTCAACATCGGTCGAGACAGTGTTATCAAGGTGTCCTTTAGTGCCAACCCGTACTACATGCCCTCTACGCGTACCTGTGGTCTTTCCCTGCGACTTCTCGCAGTTCAGGTTATCTCTCTGAATGAGTTCGGTGATTCCTCTGCGTCCTCTTATGGCTTTGAAGAAGAAGAAGGTTATAACGGTGAGGAGCCTGAGGATTCCTATAAGAGCTTTGAAGATACTGATAACGATGTCCCCGGAGATTTCTAAATGATTAAGTTTACTTTCGGTCGTAAGCTTAGTGAAGGGCTCGGCGGCCTCCTTACTGAGGAAGGCCTTGAAAAGGCCCTTGAGTCCGCAATTGAGACTTACAACTGGCACATTGAAAAGTATGGTAAGGCACCAACTGACTTTTATTGCTCATTTGCTGGGAGCGATAAGAAGGACTTCAAGAACACCACCACTTTCTATGACGCTAAATTCATCTACGGTGTAATGCCCTACTCGTTCACGTTCTATGTCAAGGATAAGTATCTTATCTTTGAAGAAGAAGAAGAAGGTGTCGAGTACGATAAGCCTTACAGACTTGAGGAATTCTTTAGCAAGGATCTTAGTGGTGTTGAGGGTGCCTGCGTCCTTGTCATGTTTAAGGATAGTGCTCATGCTGAAGCCTCAGAGTGCTTCTGTCGTCCCGACCTACTGGTTGGTCAGATTATGCGTTATCAGGACGATGACTACATCATTCGTGTCAATGGTCATAGTTGTGTATATGACATCCATAGTGATGAGTTTTCTGAAGAATGTAAGGTTATGCTCCCTTCCCGTAGCAACCTGCTTAAGGAGAATGAAGAATAATAAATGACTACCCGTAGTGCGGCCTATAGTAAAAAGAGGATGCACAACAAGGGAACTTACCGAAGTGGCCTTGAGGAGAAAGTCTCTGACTCCCTCAGGGCCTTCGGTATTGAGCCTCATTATGAGGAGAAGTATCTGGAGTATATTGTGCCCGAAAGCAAGCATAAATATACTCCTGACTTCGTTTTGCCTAATGGGATTCTCATAGAAACTAAAGGTGTATGGGATTCTGAAGATAGGAAGAAACATATTTTAATTAAGGCTCAACACCCCGAGTTGGATATCCGCTTTGTCTTTAGTAGATCCAAAACACCTATTTACAAAGGAAGTAAAACAACTTATGCTTCCTTTTGTGAAAAGAATGGGATCAAGTATTCAGACAAAACAATCCCCCTTGAATGGATTAAAGAGAATCCCAAGGTAATCCCTGAAGGGATTCTTATTAATAAAGGTTAATTAAAATATGGTTTCTTTCAAGGCTCCGACGATTGAGGAGCATAAATCTTTTGTCTCTTATAAGAATAGAGAGACTACTAAATATCTTGTCGTTCACTGCTCTGCCACTCAGAATGTGTCGTCTTTTACGTGGAAAACCATTGACCAGATGCACCGTCAGCAGGGGTGGTTGGGTATTGGCTATCATTTTGTAATTCTTACTGACGGTACTATCCAACGAGGTAGGCCCCTAGAGGCCATTGGATCCCACGTAAAGGGTTATAACAACTGCTCCGTCGGTATCTGCCTCATTGGTGGTGTGAATGCGAAAGGCAAGTCCGTAGACAACTTTACAGAGGAGCAGAAGGAGTCTCTTAAGGGTCTGCTGGACTATCTCAGAGGGTACTATAAGGATGAGGTCGTTGTCCTTGGTCACAGAGATTTTGCAGGCGTCAACAAAGACTGCCCTTGTTTTGATGTTAAGGGATGGTATAAGGGCGCTAAGTTTGCTCGGTATGAAGATACTGAGGCGTTCTGGAGTAAGGTAACCTTCTCTAAGGGTGTCTTTAAGGACTTTAATGGAGACCCTGAAGAAGGGGATGTTGTCCGCATTGAATAAAATCAATACTCCTAGGGAGAGAGTATGCAGTATGTGAAATCTCTTATGGTTATCCTTGCGTTCATTCTGGGACTGGCTCTAGGTGAATCTCTTGAGGAAAAAAGAAATCAAGAGATTCTCCTAGAGGAACAAAGGACTCACTTAACGGAACTAAAGACTCTACAGGAAAGAAAGGATGCAACGATTAACTTACTTCTTAAAGACATGGCTACCGCTGATGCTGTGCAATCTGCTATTGATAAGCGGGTTAACCGCCTGCAGTACAACATCAATGCAGGAAACAAAGCCATCATGCAACATACCGATAGAGCTTATGCAGAGTCAATCATCCAGTGTAGAAACCTACTGTCAGAAGGTGCAGAACTACACGGGGAAGGTGTTAAGATACTCAGAGACACCAATAGACGACTTGAAGCAATAATCAATATTCACAACGTGCCCCCGAAATAGTCTTCTAAACTATCGGCATAAAACATCGGGAAGGAGCCAAGAGGTTCGATTCCTCCACGTTGTACCAAACTAAGGAGCAAGATGTTATTCGAAATTAAGAAGGTAATCAAGAAAGGTGATTACTTATATGCTCTTGTTCCAGATCACCCTAATGCAACTAAGAACGGTTATGTTCTCATGCACAGGGTTGTAATGGAAAACCATCTGGGAAGACTCCTAGAAGATAATGAAATTGTTCATCACTTGGATGAGAATAAGCACAACAATGCTATTGAGAATCTACAGGTTATGGACAGCGGGGAACACAATAGGATGCACAGCTCTACAGGAAGAACTCTTGTAGAGCTTGTGTATCCTTTCTGTGGTAAAACGTTCTCTAGAGAGCCTAGAGCTGTTCAAGGCAAGATGTCTTTTTGCAGTCGCTCATGTAACGGGAAGTACCAGAGGGAACGGAATAGGAAACCGAAATACGCCGTTTGATTGTGCTCCTCTCATCATAAGAGAAGTTTTCAGAGCAGATGATGGCTTGAGTTAAGATGTAACTTTATGCCCTAGTGGTGAAATGGTATACACGGTTGATTTAGGGTCAACTGAGTGAATCTCATGGGGGTTCGAGTCCCTCCTAGGGCACCACATTAATATTTTTTAAAAGAGAGGCAATTATGCAGACTCAGAAGGAACTTGATCGAATGGAATCTGATTGGGAAGCTCGTTGGGAAGACGAGTATCAGGAATATCTTGAGTCCCTTGATGAAGAAGACGACGAGGATGAAGACGACGAGGATGAAGACGACGACTATGATGAGGAAGATAATGACTACTAAAGTTGGATCTAGTGAAGCCCTTTGCATCTGCCATCAGGATAATCTCTATACGTTCGTCCTTAGGTATCCTAGGATGATCCATAGTGAATTCATGACTCACAGGGTCTTCAGTCGCAATGCCAGTAGCTCCCGTGCTATCCCTGTAGCTAAGGTTATTGAACAGGTGCGCAATGACCCCTTTATCCCTTCTCACGTCTATATGAATCAATCTGGCATGGTTGGTACTGTTGAGGCTTCTGAGGATACCTATGAGTCTTTTAAGGGTCTTTGGCTTAAAGCTGTAGACAGTGCAGTAACTGTCGCAGAATCCATGGCTGCTCTTGGTGTCCATAAGCAACACGTCAATAGAATCCTTGAACCATTCCAGTACATTAACGTGATTGTTACTGCTACTGAATGGGAGAATTTCCTGCATCTTAGGCTTGCCAGTGATGCACAGCCTGAGATGCGGGATCTTGCAAAGGCCATTAAGGGTGAGATGGACAAGGTAGGCAATAATATCATTAGTGTCTACCATATTTGTGGGAAGTATGTTAGTCTTCCCTTTATCACTCAAGAGGAAGTTGATGAGCACTGCATGAACTCGTTTAGTTCTTATGAAGTCCTCATTAATGATCTCATGCTTATTTCCTCTGCACGTTGTGCGAGAGTGTCTTACAACAACCATGACGGCTCTTGTCCTGACGAACACAAGGACAAGAAGCTAGCACGAAGGCTCCTTGACGCAGGTCATATGTCACCCATGGAGCACCCCTGTATTTGGGCAGGAGACATGCGGTACCATAGAAACCTGTACGGTTGGGAGAGCCTTCGTTGTAAACTGGGTTATTAAAAGATGAATCAAGAGGGTACGTTTCTTTATCATGAACCTTGTCCTAAGTGTGGCTCCTCTGACGCCTGTGGAGTCTTTAGTGATGGCCATAGGTATTGTTTTTCTTGTAATTCGTATTTTAGAGCTGATGGGGAAGTAATCCAGAAGAAAAAGGAGAATGCTGTGTGTAAGGAATGTATTCCTCTTGATGATCTTGATGTGTCTTACCTGACTGCAAGGAAGATCAGTCAGGACACCTGTTCTAAGTTCAAGTATATGGTAGGTTACTACAAGGGAACTCCCTGTCAAGTAGCCAACTACTATGATGACAATGGTAACATCGTAGGTCAGAAACTTAGGTTTCCTGATAAGACCTTTGCAGTCCTTGGTAAGATCTCTAATCGACTCTTTGGTTCTCAGTTGTGGTCTTCTGGTAAGAAGATTGTGATCACCGAGGGCGAGATTGACTGTCTTACTGTGAGTCAGCTTCAGTCTAACAAGTGGCCTGTTGTGAGCATCCCCAATGGGGCTCAAGCGGCTAAGAAGGCTATTGAAGATAACCTTGAGTACCTTGACAAGTTTGAAGAAGTGGTTCTCATGTTTGACATGGATGAACCCGGTCGTAAGGCTTGTGAAGAGTGTGCCAAGGTGTTACCTGCAGGTAAGGCGTTCATTGCTAACCTTCCTTTGAAGGATCCCAATGAGTGCCTACTTGAGGGCAAAGGCAGTGATGTTATTCAGGCTGTTTGGAATGCCAAGCCTTACAGACCTGATGGTATTGTTGCAGGTACAGACCTGTATGAGAAGTGTGTCACTGACATTGACGACCTTAAGGATTCCGTAGAGTATCCTTGGAAGGCACTTCAAGAGAAAACTAAAGGAGCTAGACATGGAGAACTTTATGTCTTCACAAGTGGTAGTGGAATGGGTAAATCCACAATCCTCAGAGAACTCGAATACTACTTTGGTGTTCAGCGGGGAGAGCTTTGCGGAATTGTTGCTCTTGAAGAATCTACTCGCAAAACTGGGATGGAACTCATGTCGATTCATCTCAATAAGCGGCTCATACTCGACCCTGAAGGTACAGATGAAGATGAACGAGGCAGAGCTTTTAATGAAACAATTGGGAATGGAAAATTTTTCCTATACGACCATTTTGGCTCACTTGATTCAGGTAATCTGCTTAGTAAGCTTAGGTATATGATTGTGTCCCTTGGATGCAAGCGCATCTTCCTTGACCATATCTCCATTGTGGTCTCTGGTATGGACACTGATGAGGATGGGGGTGAACGTAAGGCTATTGACAAACTTATGACTAACCTTCGTTCCCTCGTGGAAGAGACTGGAGCTACCATGTTTGTAGTGTCTCATCTTAAGCGTCCTGAGAAGAAGGGACATGAAGAGGGGGCACAGGTGTCCCTTAGTCAACTTAGAGGGTCTGGAGCTATTGCACAGCTCTCTGATATGGTTATTGGTCTTGAGAGGAACCAACAGGGTGACAATCCTAATGTGTTGACCATTAGAGTATTGAAGAACCGCTTCTGTGGTCTTACGGGTGTCAGTGGATACCTTTACTACGACCAAGACACTGGTAGGCTCTCTGACTATGAGGCAGACCCTGAGTGTCCCTTTGAGGATGAAGAAAATGAGTTTTAAAGAGTTTATTTACCCGCTTACTTTCTGGTATTACGCCAAGGACATGTCTCTTACAGATCGTGCCCTCTCATGCTTTTGGATTATCTTGTTGCTTCCTATAGCGCCTGTGCTTCTAGCCTCTGAGCATGAGTATTCTGCTGAGTACAGAGACCTCAGCGTTCTGGTATTCAAGATCTACGTTATTGCAATGTGGGTGATCTCTACTACAGTAGCTTTCCTTTTGGTGTTCCTGTAGGATCTTTTTAGCAAAGCTATTTAAGGAATAGAAAATGCTGACAATTAAAGACAAATATATTGTGTTCGATATTGAAACTGATGGGTTGCTTGATACGACCAAGAGGTTTTGGTGTGGTTGGTTGTATGACTCTTATACTGATTTGTACACTGGATACACTGATCTTGATGAGTTCTTTGATGCCCTGAATAAGTATGGTACTAGTGGGTACAGCATCGTTGGTCACAATATCTGCAAATTCGACATCCCTGCTCTTAAGAAGCTCAAGGGGGAGAGGTTTGCATTTGATGTTCGAGATGTCTGTATTGACACTCTTGTACTTGCTCGTTTGATCTACTCGAACATCAAGGACACTGACGTTGGTCTTATGCGTTCTGGTAGGCTCCCTAAGGCCCTCTATGGTTCCCACAGCTTGAAGGCTTATGGTTACCGTATGGGTGAACTGAAGGGCACCTATGGTGAACAAGAGGACGCATGGGACAAGTTCACTCCTGAAATGTATGAGTACAACAAACAGGACGTTGTGGTTACCCTTATGTTGTTCCAGAAGCTGATGGCTAAGGGTTACCCTTTGAAGGCCATTCAGCTTGAGCATGACATTGCTTGGGTTATGGCTAAACAGGAACGTAATGGGTTTGTCTTTGATAAAGATTCGGCAGTAAAGCTCTATGCTGAACTCTCTGCAAAGAGACAGGAGATCTATGAAAGTCTTGTCTCTGAGGTAGGCTCTTGGACTGTCTACAAGGGAGACAAGATCTACAAGCGCGATAACGCTAAGAAAGGAATTAAAGCAGGTGTTCCTTATCCTCAGTATGAGGAGGTTACCTTCAATCCTAATTCCCGTAGTCACATTGCTAAGGTGCTTATGGAAAGAGGTTGGGAGCCTACTGAGGTTACACCTACGGGTGCCCCTAAGGTTGATGAAGAAACCCTTCAGTCTGCTATGGGTATCCCTCTGACACCTAAGATCCTTGAGTACCTGCTGATTAACAAGCGTATTGCACAGCTTGCTGAGGGTGACAACGCTTGGCTTAAGCTTATGAAGGAAGATGAAGATGGATACTACCGTATTCACGGTTCTGTTAATCCTAATGGTGCTGTTACTGGTCGTGCAACACATTCATATCCTAATGTTGCACAAGTTCCTGCAGGAAGGTCTCCATACGGTAAGGAGTGCAGGTCTCTGTTCACAGTTCCTAAAGGCTGGTTTGAGGCAGGCATCGACGCTTCTGGTTTGGAACTTCGGTGCTTTGGGTCTTTCCTGTTTCCTTTTGACAACGGTGCTTATATAAAGGAAATCCTTGAGGGTGACATTCACACCCATAATCAGAAGATGGCAGGACTTCCTACGAGAGACCAAGCGAAGACCATGATCTACTGCATGCTCTATGGTGGCGGTGACGGTAAGCTTGGAGCTGTCATTAATGGCACTGCTAAGGATGGTAAAGCCCTTAAGGAAAGATTCTTTAAGGCTGTCCCTGCATACAAGAAGCTCTGTAGTTCCATTGATAAGGCTCTTGTGGAGTCCTCTGAATGGATTGGCAACACTCAAAAAGTAAAATGGAAGAAACGTGTCCACCCTGAATGCCCTACTCTTAATATTTCTCACCATATTCTTGGGCTTGATCGCCGCCTTGTTTATGTGCGAAGCCCTCACTCGGCTCTGAACACTATCCTGCAGTCTGCAGGTGCTCTTATTTGTAAGAAGTGGGTGTGTCTTGTTGAGGAGAATATGCGTAAAGCAGGATACAAGCATGGTTGGGATGGAGACTTTGCTATGATGGCGTGGGTGCATAAACTTCATTGTGCACGTTAAAGTAGGTTAATTCGGGGAAACCCCTCTGGGGCAATCCCGAGCTAAACATTGGAGGAACTATGCGTGGTAAACCCCTGGTCTTGACTAAGGATCAAAACGGTTGCATAGTCTCCACATCACATAGACTGAATCATGATGGTTATCTAAGGATTAGAGATCACAGGTATAAGGGTAAAGGTAGAAAGCCCTTGATTATGGCTCACAGACTTGTATGGGAAGAAGCTAATGGCGAAGTCCCTGAAGGCTATGAGATTCATCACAAGTGTCATAATCGTGCCTGTTGTAACCCTAGTCACCTTGAGCTAGTTAAGATCGTCGATCATAAAGTCGAACACAACTCCACTAGATATGCTGATAGAAAGGCTAAAGCTAAGGAGTATTGGAAACTTTATAAGTGTACAGGTACTAAGCTAGGTGAAGTCTTTGGTGTCTCGTTTTCATCTGCGTGCAAATGGATTCGAGAATGGAAGTGTAGAGACTAGGTATATACCGTAGGGGCTAGGGGTGAGATTCCCCTAGTCTCGAAATGCCTACTACAGCTAATACCAATAGGCTGTAAAGAGATAGTCCGACACCCGTAGTAATATGGGAAACGGTAAGGATGAGGTACAGGTTGCCTGCAGAACCAAAGAGATCGCAGAAGACTGTGTACGAATTGCTCAGGAGTCTATGAGACAGACTCAGGAGTTCTTTAAGTTTAACTGCCAGTTGGACACCGAGGGTAAAATTGGAGATAACTGGTATTCTTGTCACTAAGGAGTAGCTATGATTCGTAGACCTATGACCGTAGAAGAGATTGAAAGGGTTCTTAAGAAGAATGAACCTAAGGAGGTAATGGCTTTGTGTAAGACCAACAAAAAGAGCGTTGTTGACATTAAGTGGCTCTATAAGACGGATCCTGTTTATGGGACTGCAGGTGGTGCCGAAGTTCGATTGAATGGTAAACTGCTTTTTATGCACATTCCAAATCCCTGTAAACTCTATGAAGACTGGACTGACAAAGAAATCTTTTATGAGATTCTTGAACGTCTTGGCTATGAAGTTGATTGGGAAGAAGAGAGTGTTTACTATGAGGGACCTCAGAAAGAAAATGAATAAGTATCTTAGTTTTCTTAAATATATTGATCAGAACAATCCGAAACTTCAGGCGGACTTCTGTCGTGAGAATGCCAAGCTGATTGCTGAGGCGGCATCTAGGGGGCATATTACGGCCCTTAATTACTTTAGTGAAGCCACTAATTATTGGAGGCTCACTTGTAAGGCATACGCTATTCTTAAGGCTTGTGAATAATGAGATATGCTTTTGTAGACGGCGATATTCTAGCCTTTAAGGCGTCCTCTGCTGTCCAGAAGGATATCGACTGGGGGGATGGTCTTTGGACTTGTCATGCTGAAGTAGATGACGCATGGGATTACTTTACCGACATGCTTATTGCTATTGATGAGAAGCTGAATAAGCATTTTGTTGGTGAAGAGATTACCTATGTATTCTGTTTCTCCGATGAGGAGAACTTTAGGAAAGCCTACAATCCTGACTATAAGTCCAATAGGCGATCTAATCGTAAACCTTGTTGTTACAAAGGCCTTGTAGACAAGATTAAAGAAACCTACATTTCTCATACAGTCAAGTACCTTGAAGCTGATGATGTTGTGGGTATCTACTGCACTAGTCCTGTCTATAAAGATATTTGTGTCGCAGTGTCTATGGACAAGGATTTCAAGACAATCCCCGGTTACTTCTATGATTTCGGTAATGATGTCTTTCATAACATCACTGAGAAGGACTCCAAGAAATGGCTGTGCTATCAGACCCTAGTAGGGGACGTTACAGACGGCTATAAGGGGTGTCCCACTTATGGCCCTGTGAAAGCCAATAAGCTCCTTAATGGGCATCCTGATTCTGAATGGTGGTCTGAGGTCTTGAAAGCATTCAAGTCTCAGGGTCTTACTGAAGAGGATGCCATTAGAGAGGCAACAATGGCTAGAATCTTGCATTATGAAGATTACCCTTTAAATGAATCTGAGGGCTTGCCCAAGAAGTACAATCCTTTTTAATCAATACTAATACCCCTAGGGCTATTTTTAATTAAATCAATAGTCCTAGGTAGGAGGAAGACATGAACAAAGAAGAAAACAATGTTGTTGAAGAAGAAGAGTTCCCTTATGTTCCTAAGGATCTCATTGAGAGACTTGAGGATATCTTTGACATTCGAAAGATGATTTGGTATGAAAAGAGTAATGAGACTCTTCTAGGTATTCAACAGGTTGTTACCTACCTTAGAAATAAATACGATAAACAGAACGGAGATAACTAATGGGTGGACTCTTTAGTAAACCTAAGGCTCCTGAGGTTAAGGTTCAGGCTCCTGCCATTGAGCAACCTGTGCTCGAACCTGAGGCTCCTGAAATGGGTGCTGAAGAAACTGCGGAACACAAGAAGAACAAGGGCAAGAAGGCTCTGAGGATTGACTATGTGGGTTCTGGCAGAGGGACTAACATCCCTAAGTAACGTGTCTAGGATTGGTGTCTTGCAACCTAATGATGGAGACATCCTAGAACAGATCATCGACAAGGGTGCGAAGATCATCAAAGATGACCCTGACTCCCTCCCTTTCATTAAGAAATATGCTGACGTAAAGGTAGTGCATAAGTTTCTTAAGGGTGTCATTAGTGGTGAATTTGAAGACTTCATCGTCCTTGTTTTCTATAACAAAGAAAATACTCTCTCGGGTGCATCCCTAGTGTCTAGGGGGAGACCTTGGTATGCACCTGAGGGAGTAACGTTTTTAAATGAAGAGTGCACTGTAGCTTTCCAAAAGGGTCTTGGTTTGTCTAGAGCAATGGCTTATGCTCTTGAAAATAGAGCATGTACTAACGTAAGACTACTAGCCTTCTCTAACGCCAACACGCTCAACAACAAGATGTTGGAGAACACCTTTGAGAAACACTTGGGTTACTCTTCATACAAAACTTTTTACAAGGAAATTTAATGGGACTTTTTAGTGGTGTTAAGAAGGCCTTTAAGAAGGTTGTCCATAAGGTGACTGGTAGAGGCAACAGTGGCCAGAGTGCCCCTGAGGCACCTACGCCTGCTCCTGAGCTTGAGCTTATGAACCCTGAGGGTGAAGCTGAGAAGAAGAAGGAAGAAACCGAGAAGGTTCAGCTTCGTAAGGGCAAGAAGGGACTTAGAATCAAGAAGGCAGGGAATGCTGATGTGTCTGCAGGTGCAGGCCGTAACCTTGTCTAACATGGAGGGTTATGATGGTTGGTAATCAATCATTGAGCGATGGGTGGGACGGTTGGAATGGCAACTAGTGAACATACCGCAGGCAATATCCCTCTTGAAGGAGCTAAGACGACCTATGACAAACTCACGACAGACAGAGACCCGTACACCCAGAGAGCAGAGAAGTGTGCAACCTACACGATCCCTATGCTCTTTCCTAAGGAGTCTGATGATGGTGGTACTAACTATTCCACTCCTTACAACTCTGTGGGTGCTAGGGGTCTTAATAATCTTGCCTCTAAGCTTCTTCTTTCTCTGTTGCCTCCTAATCAACCTTTCTTTAGACTGGGGTTGGACGCGGAGTCGACTGTAGCTCTTAATGAGTCTGCTGATGACCAGTTGAAGGACAATATCGAATACGGTTTGTCCATGATGGAACAGCAGATGATTAAGTACATGGAGTCTCAGTCTCTTAGGCCGACTCTGTTTGAAGCTATTAAGCAACTTATCATTGCAGGCAATGCACTTCTGTTCCTGCCTCCTGCTGAAGGTGGTATGAGGTGCTATACTCTTCGTGAGTACGCTGTTCAGAGAGACACTATTGGCAATGTCCTTCAGATTGTCGCTAAGGACACTGTTTCCCGTGGTAGTCTTCCTGATTCCATGCAGTCTGTTCTCCCTGATTCTGGCGAACCGACTATCAACGAAAAGGTCGACATCTATACTCACATTTACCGAGTAGCTAGTGGTGATACCTATCAGTGGGAATCCTATCAGGAGATTGAAGGTGAACCTGTCGCAGGCAGTGAGCAGACTTATCCTGCAAACAAGAGTCCTTGGATCCCCCTTAGATTCAATAAGAAGGACGGGGAACACTACGGTAGATCCTTTGTTGAGGATTACCTAGGAGACCTTATCTCCCTTGAGAACCTCTCTAAGAGCATTGTGGATATCTCCATGATTGCCTCTAAGGTTCTCTATCTCGTGTCTCCTGCTTGTCAGACCAACATCAGGGCTTTGTCTAAGGCAGGGAACGGTGCCTTTGTTAGGGGGCGTATGGAGGACGTTGTCCCCATGCAACTCAATAAGAGCATGGACATGCAGACGGTACTCACTACTGCTCAACAGATTGAATCTCGTTTGTCTTATGCGTTCCTCTTGAACTCTGCAGTCCAGAGTGGAGCTGTAGGTAGAGACAGAGTTACCGCAGAAGAGATTAGGTATGTTGCAGGTGAACTAGAGGATACCCTAGGTGGTGTCTATTCTCTCCTATCTCAGGAGCTACAGCTTCCTCTTGTTGCCTGTGTCTACAATCAGATGCAATCTCAGGGTTTGCTCCCTGTGGTTGACGAGAGTATTGCAGAGATTGAACCCTCCATCATCACGGGTATTGATGCTCTTGGTCGAGGACAGGATCTTAACAATCTAGCTCAGGCTTTGCAGTTGATGCAACAGTTCCCTGAGTTTCTACAGGCTCTCAACGTTGGTAATCTTGCCACTAGGATTTTTGCGGCGGCTCATATTGATGCTACGGGTCTAGTGAAGACTCCTGAAGAACTTCAGTCAGAACAACAGGCCGCTATGGAACAGTATGCCCAGCAACAGGGTATTGACGCAGGTGCACAGATGGCTGTCAATGAGGCACAGCTAGAACACTAGCACAGCAGGCACCTGAATAACTAAAGGATAACTAATGACTGACTTTAATGAACCTCAGTCTCTCACTGAGGAGACTGAAGCACAGGGTATCGAAATCATGGAGTCTTCTACGACTCAGATTGAGGTTGACCCTGATATTGGAGACCCCCTTCTTCAGAACGAAAAGTCGGGGGAAGAACATAATGAAGAACAAGCTAATGGAACTGAAGACCACTCTGATGATGTGGCTGTTCGTGATCGAAATGAAGATCAAGAGAATCTTCAGGAAGAAGTAGAGAAGCACGAAAAGGCTATTAATGCCGTGAAGACCTCCCTTAAGGAAAAGGGTGTGGACTTCAATAAGGCTGTCCGAGAATATCAGGAGTCTGGGAAGCTCTCTGATGAAACTGTTGCTGAACTTGAGAAGGCAGGTTATCCTTCTGAGGTTATCGAGGGTTTCATTGAGAGTCGAAAGGCTCTTGAATCTCGCTTCACTGAAGCTGTTTATGATTCCGTAGGGGGCACTAAGGAGTACAATCGTATTGTTGATTGGGCATCCAAGAATCTCCCTCAGAAGACGATTGACTCCTTTAATAGAGCAATCGACAACAATAATCTGGAAGCTGTCTCCCTCATGCTTGAAGGCATGAAGTCTAAGATGACTTCCAAGATGGGTACCGCTAATAAGTCTATTCATGGTGGTACGGCCACTCCTGTGAATCGTCCTAAGGGGTTTGCAAACAAATCTGAAGTGATCGAGGCTATGAGCGATAAGCGCTATGGCAGGGATCCTGAATACACCCGACAGGTCGAACAGAGAATGTGGGCCACTAGTGTTTAATTTTATCTATAACAACAAATCTTATATACTTTAAAAGGAAAATAATTAAAAATGGCTGCTCTTGCTGCTACTGGTATTTCCAATCCTGGTCAGGCTCTCTCTGCGGGCGATCGTGATGCACTCTTTATGAAGGTCTTCACGGGTGAAGTTCTGACTGCTTTTGCTCGCACCTCCGTTATGATGTCTCGTCATCAGGTTCGTACTATCTCTCATGGTAAGTCCGCTTCGTTCGCTGTGATGGGTCGTACCCGTGCTAAGTACCTTGCTCCGGGTAACTCCCTTGATGACCAGCGTAATAAGATGGAACACAATGAGCGTGTCATCGCTATTGACGGTCTCCTTACGGCTGACTGCCTTATCACGGATATCGACGATGCGATGAACCATTATGACGTTCGAGTTGAATACTCCCGTCAGCTTGGTGAAGCTCTCGCTATGGGCGCTGACTGTGCTATTATCAATGAGCTTGCCAATGAGGCCGCTAAGGACGCTAAGTTCAAGGATGGTAACATTCCCGACAATGGTGAGGATGCCGACAAGGTTCTCGGTACGGGTAAGGCCTTTGAATTCGTTACGGGTCTTGATGTTACGCAGGAAGCTACGTATGGCAATAAGATCCTTGAGGGTCTCCTCGCGGCTCGTGCTCAGATGACGAAGAACTACGTCCCGCAGGGGGACCGCTATTGCCTTCTTACGCCTGAAGGTTACTCTGCTGTCATGAAGGCTCTTATGCCTGATGCGGCTAACTATCATGCACTCTTTGATCCGAACACGGGCAAGCTCCAGACGATTTGTGGCTTTGAAGTCATTGAAGTTCCGCACCTCCTGAATGATGGTATTGATGGCAAGCATGCTCTTAATACGAAGATCAAGACTGCGGGTCTTCAGGGCATTGTCTTCCATCGTTCCGCTGTTGGTACGGTGAAGCTCAAGGATCTCGCTATGGAACGTGCTCGTCGAGCTGAATATCAGGCTGACCAGATCATTGCCAAGTACGCTATGGGTCATGGTGGTCTTCGTCCTGAAGCTGTCGGTATCTTTATCAAGGAAGCTCAGGTTTAATAGATGACCATTGAAGAAGTAAAGAAGGCTTATGAGACTACTTACTTCTGTCAGGTGCACAAGTGGGGGTATCAGCTTACCCCCGAGGAGGCTCAGGAACTGGGTCTCCTTAGTGCAACTGCGAAGCCTGTTAAGCCTCGAAGAACCGTCGAAAAGAATAACAACAAGGAAGAATAATGATTGTAACTCCTAGCACTGAACTTGATGCAGTAAATGAAATTTTGTCATCCGTAGGCTCTAGCCCTGTTAATTCTCTTGAGGATGATGCTAATGTGGATGTGCTGAATGCTGTAAGAATCCTTAAGGCTGTCAGTCAAGAGATCCAGTCTAGGGGTTACAGCTTTAACACTCTCACCAGTGTTACCTTGAAGCCTGACTCTTTTACTAACAAAGTTGCTTATGGTAGAGACTTCCTAAGGGCTGTCTCTACTAGCTATAAGTTCGTGAGTAGAGAAGGCTATTTTTATGATCTTGATTCAGGGAATCTAGAGTTCCCTGAAGGCATCACTCTGGATGAACTTGTCAAGGAGCTTCCTTTTGAGGAGCTTCCTCAGGTCTTCAGAAAGTATATTACTGTTAGAGCCAGTAGAGTCTTTCAGATGAGGTACCTTACCTCTGCGGACATCGACGCACATCTTCAGCTAGAGGAGAGTGCGGCTTATGCAGACATTGTAGACTATGAACTGACGGATGGTAACTATAACATCCTCAATGATGACCAGTTCATTAGTCAGCAGACTCAGAGGAGCTAAGCATGCCTCTAGTATCTCAAAGCATTCACTCATTTAAAGGTGGTGTCTCTCAGCAACCTGACATCATCAGATTTCCCGATCAGGTAACTGAGCTTGTCAATGGGTTTCCTAATGAAGTTGAGGGTCTACAGAAGAGACCTCCGACTCTTGCAATTAAGCGTTTGTCTGACCGTGTTGATGCTACAAAGAAGAAGTATCATGTAATCAATAGAGACGAACAGGAAAAGTACATTCTACAGATGGGGTCTGGGGAGTATCAGGTTTTTGACCTTAATGGTGTGTCTAAGACTTGTAAGTTTGAAGATGACGAGTCCAAACAGTACATTACCACTAGTGACCCTAGGGGCAAACTAAAGGCAGTTACTGTTGCTGACTACACCTTTGTCTTGAATACTGAGAAGGAGGTCGGCGCTGTAGAAGGCGAGTCCCCAGCTGGTAAAAAGGATACTGCTCTAGTGTACATCAAGAATGCCCAGTATGCTAAGACTTACGCCATTTATGTCAATGGTGAGTATATGTGTGGTGTTATTCCCCCTGATGGTGGCGACGCTAAGCAGGCTGTGCAGACTACTACCGCCTTTATTGCAAGAGCGTTGTATGCCCTTCTTAAGACTGGTAATAAACCTGACGGTGGTGCCCCTGACGTTGGTGGTACCTATGATGACCTGCTGAATCAGGTTGGTGGTAGAGCCTCTATGGGTTACTCTAGGTCTAGTGCAAGCATGAGTCCCTATGACGTAGGTCTAGTTGGCGACTCTGTTATTACGATTCAGTCTAAGTCTGGTTGGGATCCTCCTGATGTCCTTGTTAAGGACGGTTTTGGTAACCAGAACGCTATTGCCTACATTGGTAAGGTTACGGCTGTTAATAAGCTCCCCCCGATTGCACCTGATGGTTACATCATGCAGGTGTCTGGGGAAAAGAATTCCGAAGATGATGACTTCTATGTAAAGTGGGATGACCAACATAAGGTGTGGAAGGAAACTGTAGCACCTAAGATTCCCACTAAGATCAACCCTAAGAATATGCCTCACGCTATTGTTAGGCAGGAGGATGGTAGCTTTCTTCTTAAAAAGCTCCCATGGGTTGATAGAGGCGCAGGTAATGAAGACACTAACCCTGATCCTTCGTTCATTGGTAGGAAGATCAATGACATCTTTTTCTATCGTAATCGCCTAGGGGTAATCGCTGATGAATCCGTTATCCTTAGTGCAACCAACGACTTCTTTAATTTCTGGTTTAAGTCCTCTGCGGCTATTGCAGACACTGACCCTATTGATGTCTCGGTTTCCTCTAATAAGGTTGCCATTCTGACTCATGCTGTTCCCTTTGCTAGAGAGCTTATGTTGTTCTCCCGTGAAGGTCAGTTTGTCTTGTCTAGTGATGGCGTCATGACTCCTAAGAGTGTCAAGTGTGACCAAATCACTAACTTTGACTATGACACAAATGTACAACCTATCTCTATCGGCCCTTCGGTCTTCTTTGTGAACGATCGAGTTAACTACTGCTCTATGATGCGTTACTACTCCTTGCAGGACGTAGCTGACCTTAAGGATGCTGAAGACGTAGCCGCACATGTGCCTACGTACATCCCTAAGGGCATCACTAGACTCTCTGGGAACACCACGGAGAACGTAGTTACGGCTATCTCTTCTACTACCCCTAATATCGTATACTGCTATAAGTTTATTCTTGTTAATGCCACTAGTGAACAGCAGGCATGGTTCAAGTGGGAATTTGCAAACAAGAATTCTGAGGTTCTTCTAGCGGAGTTTGTTGACTCAGAGATTTATCTTCTTATTAACTCTCCGAATGGTCTGTATCTAGAGAAGGCTTTGCTGACAGGTAATGCTGTTGACTTCTCTGATGAGCCCACTAGGTTCTTTATGGATCGTAAGAAGAAGTATACAATTCCTAAGTCCAACAAGTACAGCGACTATGAGGATTACACTGAGGTGTCCCTTAATGATATCTACGGTGCTATCCCGTCTACTAAGGATCATAAGTATTTCATTGTCACTAAAGACGGTTACGTTACTGAGGTTGCTGATTGGGATTCCAAGGGTGTCTTTAGACTACAAGGGGACATGAGGGGTGTTGAGGTGTTTGTTGGGCTTACCTACAAATTCTGTGTAACTCTCTCTAAGCAGTCCATTAAGAGGAATACGGATACTGGCGGTGTTATCTCTGAGATTGAAGGTAGACTACAGCTTAGATACTTCTGGTTGAACTATAGTAAGTCTGGTGTATTTGAATGCAAGGTCGATAATGACCTTAAGGAAAAGCATTTTAAGTATAGATTTACTGGTAGGAACCTTGGTGAATCTCCGACTATCTTGGGGGCAAACAAGGTTTACACGGGTAAGTTTAAGTTCCCAATTCAAGACAATAATGATGAAGTAGTCATTACTGTCTGCTCCGACAATGTCCAACCTATTAATCTGATTTCAGGTGGTTGGGAAGGTCTTTACATTAGAAGGAATAGTAGCATATGAAGTTGAAACCCTTAACTCCTGAGCAGAATAACATGCTTTGTGACATCGCAATTCATGCTATGGAGAGTTGTGTCTGTAATAAGGTTGAGATCCCCATTGAACACTTTGTTTATGAAGGGGTGTATTACAGAACCTGTTTTATCCCTAAGGATGTAGCTATTATTGGTGCATACATCAAGATCCCTACTACTGTAATTGTCAGTGGGGATTGTTATGTTACCCTAGGGAATACTGTAGGGAGGCTTAAGGGTTACAACGTCATTCAGGCTGAAGGTGGTCGTAGGCAAGCCTTTAGGGCACTTGAAGACACGCACATTACGATGTGCTTCAGGACTGATAAGGTTGACCTAAGGGAATGCGAGAAAGAGTTTACTCCGGAGTGGATGCTATTAACAACTAATAGAAAGGAATTGATTAAAGAATGAGTGGTGTAGTTATCGGAGTAGGCGCCGCTGTTGGTGCAGTAGTTGGTGGTGGTAGTACATTGTATAGTGCTTCAAAGACTAATCGTAATCAGATTAAGGCTTTTAAGAAGCAGATGTATTACATGCAATTAAATTACAACTACAATCAAGCCGCTCTGAATAGACAAGAGCGATCCCTTTATGACTCTGCAGTTGGCAACCTTTTCAACATGTCGGTGAACGCTTTCCAAAACCAGTCACAAGTCGAGGCGGCTCAGGCTGAATCGGGTGTGGAAGGCAGGACTCAAGATAAACTTGGGCAGGTTATTAGAGGCACAAATCTTAGACAGCAGACCGCTTTAAAGGAAGCCTATGAGGTTGATGTGTGGAACGTTAGGTCTCAAAAGGAGGCTCTCTACATTGAGACTAAGAACGCTGTAGAGCAGGCTAGAGATAACCTATCTAATAGCTTTATTAAGGGCTCTAAACTGTATGCACAACTCTTCCAAGGTGTTACTACGGGTGCCGCTTTGGGTGCCGCTACTGCAGGTATTGGTAGTGCCGTTGGTGGTGCCGCTTCTTCAGCCGCGGCATCTACTGCTACGGGTGCTTCTGCAGGCATCGGTGGTGCAGGGGCTGTTAGCACCTCTCTAGGTTCTGGCTTCCTGTCTTCTTATGGTCTCGCGGCTAATAGCGTAGTTGCTGGCGGTGCTACTACTGCCGCTTCTACGGGTCTGTCCTCAGGGGCACTGGCAGGTCTTGGTGGCGCAGGTCTACTTGCATCTACTGGTATGAGCGGAGCGTCCTCTAGTGCGACCATTGCATCCAATACTGGTGGTAACATCCTTGGTAACGTAATGGCTAATTACCAACAGTATAAGCCCTATGTAGACTTCATTCAGCAGTGGTCTAATTATTATAATTCTAATGTGCTACCTAGAGAACGAGGAGGTTACTTTTACTAATGGCTTATAAGAATAGTGCAGGGGCTTCCTCTGCTAAGCAAGAGTTTTATAATTGGAATTACTTTAGTCAGGACATGACTAAACTAGGGGAAGCTAAGGGTGTTCAGGTTAACATTAAGGATCGCCTTAAGTCCCCTCAGGAAGAAGTTGATTGGCTGTCTACTGTTGCTGAAGGTTTTAAAAAGCTAGGTACTGTAGCAGACGCCTATAAGGAAAAGGCTTTTAAGCAAGCCGATGAGTATCTCCGTACTCACTCCCTTGAGGAGTACCAAGAGGATGTTAAGAACAACAACATTCCCTTCCAGTATGACCCTGTCTCTATGTCTAGACTTAAGTACCAGCATGGTAAGTTGGCTTTTAGTCTTGCAGAACAAGATTTCCAAGATAGAGTAAACAGAAACGAGTTTAACGGAAAGTCACCTGAAGAAGTCGACGCAGAATATTTCAAGCATGTCCGTAAGGCCATGGAGGATGTTAGAGACTCCTTTGGGTACGACATTAATGAAGACTCTTGGTTCTCTAAGGGTTTCTATGCAGATAGTCCTGAAAGTAGACAGAAGATTCTATTGCAGAACATCCAGTCTAATAACAAGTGGTCTGTGGAACAGGCTAAACTTGTTGATTTGGCTGATGTTAGAGGCGCTGTTAACGACCTATCTAAGAATGCGGCCTATGTTGTGGGAACTATTCTCGATGTCTTTGATGGTGAAAAGAATCCAAAGCTAGCTCACTATTCCCCTGCAGATAAAGCAACTATGGTATCGGGGCTTCTTGAGGACATTGCAGGTAGAGAGGATGGTGTCTATATCCTACAGCAGTTAGAGAACTGGAAGCCTTACTTCCTAGATGGTAAGAGTTCTGTAAGGGATATGGTAGGCGCTGTTGCTTGGGATAAGGCCCTCAAAACTGCGAGCAATGCCGCATGGAAGGCTGATGCTGAACGTTGGACTTCTCAGGCTCTCAAGGTTGACAATTGGGTAGCTAATGGTGATACAAGCTCTATTGAGCAGGAGCTTGCCCTTGCAAAGGACAGGGCAGGTGGTGTTGTAAGCGCTGAAGTAGAGTACCTTACTAGATCACTACAAAGTGCTAGGGATCAACAGAGAGCCTTGATTGCTAAGAACACGGTTAACTCAATTGATGCTCTTAAGGAAGAAGGTAGAACACTCAATGCTAATTACTACAATGAGTCCTTGCTTAGGGGTCTTCCGACTAATCCTGAGAATGTCGTAGGGACTACTAAAGAGCATATTGACAGAGAGTTCCTGTTTGCTGTTCAGGACGGTAGGATTACTGAGAACGACATTCTAGAGATGGCCTGTAATCCAACTGGTGGTTATAACCCTGCATCTAGCTATCTAAGTAAGGCAGGAAACAATGTGGTTAGAGCTATTAAGGCTGACATACTAGCTCTTGAAAACTCTAATGCCACTAGCATCGAAAAGCCTACTTACCTTGACAAGATGTATAGCTTTTATGTGGCTAATCCTAAGAAGTTTGCTACAGCCTTTGGTGGCATGAGTTCCTATGATCTGGATATCCTTCTTGCAGTGATGAACACCAATCAACTAGGGATGACCTATAATAAATGTGTTAGTGCTCTTAAGCAACAGAAGAAGATGGGTGAAACTAGAGAAGGCCGACAGGAGCAACAGAGGATCTACGACAATCTAGCCAAGGATGCTAAGGGAGATTTGTACTCTCAGGGATACATGGTTAATAGGACTTATGCTTACATGAATGTTGGCATGTCCAGAAAAGATGCTATGGATAGAGCAAGAGAGGATCTTGACAAAGAAACAATTTCAATTGATGACTCTAGGATCCCTGCAAAGCTATTTATGATTAAAGGTGTTAGACCTGAGGCGACTAGGGATTGGTTTGAGGAAGAAGTAACCAGTAAAATCAAAACCCTTAAGAAGGACGCTAAAGAAGGTGTCATTAAGGGGTACAACCCTATGACTGACTCTTTTGAAGTTGTTGATGCAGACACTAGGTCTCTACTGGCTAGGTGGGATAGAAAGAGTATTCGTGAGGGCTTTATGAAATACATTGATGAACAATCTAGAACTAAGGTTGAGCCTATTGGTGTTGTTGATAAGCTAGTCAGAAAGACTGTGCATAACGTCAAGGGTTATACAGAATACCTTAATAAGGAGGACTAATGCCTATCTTTCCAGACGCTTCTCCCGAAGATCTAGGGTGGAACACTGTTAACCCTGGTCTTTATTTTACAGATAAGTTTGTCGTCGCTAGAGGACTCACAGGTGCTGAAGAGAAAGCGCTTGAGAAGAACAAAAAGAAACAACCTGAAGTTGGTTTTGTAGGGGGTCTTACTAATGAGTGGGGTGCTGTAGAGATCCGAAAGGCTATGGGCTATGAGGAAGGTTTTGCTGAAAAGACCTATGTCCCCACTGATGAAGAACGTTGGGACGCTCTAAAGCAACTAGGGTATAATCTTGACAGATACAGAGCTGTTCTCAAGGGAGCTTCTTCAAGTGAAGACTTTAAGAGTAACCTTGAGGTAATTAAGAGTGTACAGGAGTATAGAGATGCTCAAGGACAAGCAGGTATTTGGGACAATCTTGTATCTGGTACTGGTGCTATTTTTGGTGATCCTACTTCCGCCGTGCCTGTTTTTGGCTCTAGTAGCGCTATTGGTAGGATTGGATACGGCGCCGTAATGGGTGTTGCATCTGGACAGCTCAATAACTACACCTCAGGTGATGACAATGATGCTCTTATGGACATGGCAACAGGCATGGCTTTTGGGGCATCAATTGAGGGTGTCGCCAGAGCAACTAAGTTTAAGGATGATGCTACTAAGCTAGGGGATGCCTCTAGGCGTGCTAGGATGTACGCTGAAAAGATTTCTTCAGGTGTCAATGATGTATTCAAGGATACTAAGGCATCTAAAGTTTTTAACGAATCCCTTAAGAAACTTGAGGAAAAGCTACCTACGATTACTGTTCAGGGGGCTATTGACAAAGTAAATACTAAGGGCGTTTCAGGACAAGCCCTTAGGAAGATTTGGGATTCCCTAGGGAAGACCGAAAGAGGCGACAGAACTACCTATAAGCAATTCAACAATAAGGCTACTACTAGGACTGCTGAAGAAGCTAGAGACTTCTACAGAAAGAATGGTGAGCGTAATGTTGACATTGTAGCTGATGACATCAATAAGCTCCTTGATTCTACCCGAATTGATAGAGATGATCTTGATGAGATGATTCGTAGACGAAGGGATGGCTATAAGACCTCTCTTGATGGAAACGAACTCTTTGAAGAGATTGTTGAAAACATGAATAGCTTCTATGGCAGGTACGGTACCATGGCTCAAGACAGGGGCATGATTGGTGAATCTGCGGCTATGAAGACCTATAAGGCTACTGGTATTATTGAAGAAGGTAAGCCTATGGCTAGGTCTTCTGTCTCTAATGACAAGTTTGAAAGTCATTGGCTTAGTAGAAGTAGGGTAGCTAACTTCCTTAATCAGTTTGAAGGCTCCTATGAACAAAAGGTAAGCAAGGCTAGAGCTCGTGTCTATAAGCTCCTCATGAGAACTCTTGAAGATCCTGAGTATACCAAGTTGTTGAGAGCTAGGTATGAAGAGGAGCTACAAGCTAAAGCTAAGGAGACTCCTGCTAAGGGGGCTGAAGTTGTTAAGTCTACAGACCAAGAAGACTTCATGGATTGGGTTAAGAGGAAAGCCCGTGCGGACTCTCTTGCTTATGTGGATCAAGCAGAAGCTATTAAGAAGGGCCTTATGAACAACCCTAAGGGTGAAGGCATGCCCTATAATTATCAGCATGAGCGAACCCCTTGGAAGTTCACCATTAAAGATAATGATGGTTTCTCTATTAGTAGACTTCAGACTAACATCGTTGAGACAATGAATGGTTACAACATGAGAATCTCAGGTGACTTTGGACTTAATGATGCTTTTGGTGTTAAGAGCTTTAAAGAGTTTTCTGACAAGATGGATGAGAGACTTTCTAACTATCTTAAGGAGACCTCTGAGGAAGCAAGAGATGAGCAGGCTCAAGCCTTTAGAGCATACCTTTCAGACTACTATGGTAGATCAGGCATGGATGTTGAAGATTCTTCTTCTTGGGGTAATGCTCTAGCAGATGCCCTTAGAAACTTTACGTTCTTTACTCACAATGCTTTTATGGGTGTTCTGAACCACTTTGAGACTGCTGAAGGTATTAAGGAATTTGGAGCTTCTTTTTTCTTTAAGTCAATTCCCGGTATGCCTGATAAGATCAAGGATTGGTCTAAAGGTGGGATGACTAAAGCTGAAAGAGATGAATTCAGAGATCTTGCCTTTGGTAAAGAAGTAAGAGTAAGAGGTGCTTGGAATGAGATCTATGAGAGAAATCTAGATAAATTCGGAGGTGATCTTTATAAAGCTAGGCTAGTTGCAGGCACTCAGTGGCTAGCTACTAACTCTCCTTTTACTAAGTATCTTCAGAAATCTCAAGACACTATTGTTTCAGTAGCTCAAGACGCTTTCATTGGGCAATTTACTAGGTTTCTCCATAGTCCAAAGGGTAAAAATATTAGTGATGTAGATGTTGCATTCCTAGACACTAAGACTCTAAGAAGACTGAACATTGACTATAAAGACTTTGTTCAGTTTTCAAAAGCCCTACGTACCGCAACTACCATTGATAAAAGCGGTAGAGCAAGAGTAAATCCTGAATTGTTTGACTTGTATGTTAGCAAGGATGTGAAGAACATGACTATCATGCGTAGACTTGGTGATTATGTTGCTTCTGAGGTTATCCAAAGACAGAGTCTAACTGACGCTTATATGTGGAGAGGTTCTAAGAATTCTCCTGTTCTAGGTCTTCTTACTCAGTTTAAGAGCTTTGCTATTAGGTCTTATAACAAGAGACTTGCTAAGAGTGCCCTTAGGATTGAAGAAGGAGATGCCGCAGGGCAGGCAATGACTTGGCTTATCTCAGGTGCTTTAGGTACCTTGTCTACTCTTGGACAAACCTTTGCTACGGCATCAGGTATGAACGATGAGCAAAGAGAAAAGTATCTTGAGAGAGTCTTTGGCGTTGGTGGCCTAAGAGATGCAGATTTTACCACTATCCTGAACGTAGGCATTAATGGTATGAGTAGATCTAGCATCCTAGCCCTGCCTGCAATGATTGCATCCACAGTCGGATTCAACACTGGAATTAAGTCTACTGCAGATCAGGGATATATCCTTGGTGAAGAGGCAGAGCACTTAGACATCAATAGTGTTCTTGCAAACATTCCTTCGGCTCAGACTATTTTTGGTTTTTATAACCTTCAGGCTGACACTAGAAACCTCTTTAACGCAGGTATTCTCAATGAAGATGACTATGTAGATGGTGACAGAGAAAGATTTGCAAAGTCTTTTGGGAGGAGCCTAAAGGCAGTTACTCCTAATGCCCCATTTATTCAGCAATCTTTGATTAACTACATTACAGATCAAGAAGATAACTAAAACAATGGCTTCTACTATTGCTAACTATCAGGGCAATGGGTCTACTACAGATTTCAATGTGCCCTTTGATTATCTAGCAAAGAAGTTTGTGAAGGTCACCGTAGACTCCCGAGAGAAACTTGGGGGTGACTACGGTGACACCACTAAAGACTACTTCTTTGTAGATAAGACTACCATTAGATTCAATACAGCTCCTGCTAGCGGTACTGAAATCATTATTCGCAGATATACGTCTGCTACTGACCGTATCGTGTCCTTTAAGGACGCTTCGGTACTCAAGGCTAAAGACCTTGACGTGTCTACCGTTCAGACTATTCATATTGCTGAAGAAGGTAGAGACGTTATCAATGATGCACTCATTGTAGACAAGGAAGGTAATTGGGACGCTAGAGGACACCGCATTGTGAATGTTGGTGATCCTATTGGTGACACCGATGCAGTTAGCTTCAAGTTCTACAAAGATGACGCTATGGGTGCCTATCAGGCTAAGCTAAAGGCTGAAGCCGCTAGGGATGCCGCTAAGACCTCTGAGACGAACGCTAAGACTTCTGAAGTTAATGCTAAGGAGTCTGAAGTTACCGCTAAGGCTTCTGCGGGTACTGCGGTATCTGCGGCTAAACATGCGGACGATGTAAAGACAGAGAACCAAACAATTCTCGAAGAGGCTAGACAGATTCAAACTAACATTGAGACCTCTGAGAACAATGCTTATGAGAATGCTGTACTTGCTACTCAGAAGGCTGATGAAGCTAAGGTCTCTGAGATTAACGCTAAGGCTTCTGAGGTGAGTGCCTCTGATAGTGCTTCCTTGGCTAAGGATTGGGCTACCAAGACTACTGGTACTGTTGATGGCTCTGAATACTCTGCTAAATACTATGCTAATAAAGCTAAGGGCAGTGCTGATGCAAGTAACGCTACTCTTGCAGAAGTCAAGACTGAAGGCGCCAAGCAGATAAAATCAATTACTGATACCGCAACCACTGAAATTAGTAAAATCACTAGTGAAGGGGGAAAGCAGGTCGGTCTTGCCACTGCTGAAGGTACTAAACAGGTTACTAGAGTTACGACTACAGGTAACCAGCAGGTATCTGCAGTTACTGCTGAGGGTACTAAACAGGTTAACCTAGCGAAGGCTCAGGTTGCCTTGGTTACCCAAGAGGTCACTAAGGTTAAGGAGCAGGTTAGCCTTGCTACTCAACAGGCTACTCTAGCTATTACTAAGGCTACTGAGGCTGAGTCTAGCGCTACTAGTGCTTCCCAGTCTGCTACTGTGGCTGATGCCAGTGCTAAGAGTGCTAGTACATCTGCGAGTACCGCTACGACTCAGGCTACCAACGCGAGTAACAGTGCTAAGGCGGCTAAGCTCTCTGAGGACAATGCGGCTCTCTCTAAGACTGCGGCAGGTACCTCTGAGGCGAACGCTAAGGCTTCTGAAGTTGAAGCTAAGAAACAAGCTGATCTCGCTAAGGGCTATGCAAATCAGGCCGCTAGTGGTCAAGTGAATGCTGACTGGAATGAGACGGACACCACATCTAAAGCGTTCATCAAGAACAAGCCTACGCTTGGCGCCCTTGCATCTAAGGACAGTATTGCGTATAGTGAGATCACGGGTACTCCTCCTGAACCTGATCTTAGTGGCCTTGCTACTAAGAATGAGCTTCAGACGGGCCTTGCAGGTAAGGCTAACACTAAGCATACGCATACTGTAGCTGAGATTACCGACCTGAATAGTACGCTCTCTGGGTATGTCACTACAGATACTCTGACTGAAGAGCTTGCTAAGAAGGCTAATGCGTCGCATACGCATACGACTGCTCAGGTTACTGGTCTTGACACTGCTCTGGCAGGTAAGTCGCCTACGAGACATACTCACACTATTGCCAATGTGGATAACCTTCAGGCTGCCTTGAATGCTAAGGCTAGTAATGCAGATCTTAGTAGTTTTGAAGTGGAGGTCACTAAGGATCTTCAGGCTGTAAACACTGCATTGGCGGGTAAGGCTAACACTAAGCATGGGCATACGATGTCTCAGATTACGGACATGCCTAGGGTCGTCATTAGTGTGAATGGGCAGACTCCAAATGGTGCCGGTGATATTTCCCCGTCCCAGACAGGATGCTTGCCGCTAACAGGAGGGACTCTAACTGGTGGCGTTGGGCATTCAATTTTGAACATCTCGAAAACGTCAGGGGCAGTAACTTTGACTGCAAACCGTATTCATTTTATGAATATTTCAGGCGCTACGACATTCTTTCTTCCTGCAGGTAACCTTAATGTGTTCACTCAAATTAAAGTTATGGCTAATGTTATTGGAGCTCCGTCGATCAATTGGGGAACCGATAGATTTTTCAATAAGAAAGTACCAAGTATTGAGGCAGGTCAGTACGATTTTTATTTTGACTATGATCCTGCGGCTAATGCTTGGGTTGCGGGTGCTGTACCGAAGGGGGTGGCGTAATGTTGGGGCTTTGGAGTAAAGGGTTGATTACGTCAAACGATAAGGCAGGAAATGGTTATCTCATTTTTATGGATAATTCAGCAGCTAAGCTGGCCGCTACGGAATCTTACGTTTTATATACAAGAGATTTTCGATCCTATAAAGTTACCAAGTTGGAGAGTAATGCCTCGTATTTAGCATCGACCGTTTTGAATGGGCAGACGTTGGTTTGGATGATTACCTACAAAGGTAGCTACACTAACAATTACCAGAGTCAAAGTAAATACGAGGATGTAATTTATAAAGTTAATGAAGACTTGAACTTTGAAACTGTTTTGAGCAGCAGGATTGCGGCAGAAAACTCTGCTGTAGCGAATTTAAACAACAATGTGTCTGGCTTTGCGTCGAATGGCAAGTTGTGTATCGGATCAGAGCGAGACCGAGCCGGAGGTAACGCATATAGCTCGTCGGATTTTGTAAACTGGAGCTTGTTGTCTGGGCATTCAAGCGACCAAGTTTCAACCCCGTTGTATAAAGATGGAGTGTTTTACGTAGTTAGTGGGACAGGAGACAGTAATTGCGTGGTCATGAGAACGCATGACGGTATCTCGTGGAGTAAAAGTAATGTCCTCGGTTACAGAGGAGCTGGCTTCACTAAGTATCTGGACGCTTGCGATTCGTTTTTCATTATCACGTCGGGAGCCTACACAGAAAACGATAGCACAACTCGATGCTCAGTATCTTCCGACGGCGTACAGTGGGTAGACCGAAACCTCCCGATTTCAATGGCGGCCTACCCCATCGCAGGAAAGGACTTCGTTCTTTTACATGAAGCCTCCACAAGCAACTTCGTAAAAGTAACCGATCTTGACTCCTTTTCAGTTGTCTCGCCAACGTTTGACGGCGAGCCTTACAACTCTATCGGCTCCGCTTATGAGGATCATACCTTTAGTTCAATCGACGGTGGTGAACGAATAATCGTCATCCCCTATGCGGGGGGAAAAGTATATGAGTCATCAGATGGTGTGACCTTTACGAGCATTGGTGAAATCCCATTGAGTTTAAAGCCGGGTGAGAGCATTACTTTATCAGGTGTTTGCAAAGGCATTCTGGAGCTGTGATATGAAGGAATTCTTGGAAATTTATTTGCGAGAAAAGCAATTTGATTGCTGTCATCTTGCTAACAAATATCTGCGGGAGGTCGTAGGTTTAGATACTCGCTTTGATGAGGTTTCGCGCAACTATGACATTCGCATGGAAGAGCAGTATATTTGTGAAGGACTTGAGGCAAACGGAATGATTGAGCTACCCCTTGGCTCAGAATTTCATCAAGGTGATGTGATTGTTTACGCGGCCGATTTCGGGCGATTCTGTGTAGCTACATGCGTAGACGGCGTAACAGCTCTTGTTATGAAACGAAAATCTATGCTAACTCACATTGAGAGAATCGAAAATAAGAAACACCATTTTCGACATATGTCGCTAATTGCCAAAGAAGGCGGAAGTAATGACTAAGAAATATGCAAAGATTCTAGAAGACGGCGGAGTTCTTTTTGCACCACGGGATTTCGCAGGCGTGTCGAACTGGATCGAAGATGAGGAGGCGGTGCTCGCTGAAGGGTTCTGCCCAGTTGAAGACTGCGATCCGCCGAGTGGGATGACGCTAAAAGGCTACGTTCTCAAGGACGGAGTGATCACGCCAGAGTTTGAGCCTAGCTATGTGAAGCAACGTAGGGCGGCCTACCCTCCCATCTCTGAACAGCTCGACATGCTGTATTGGGACAAACATTATGGTACTGAAATTTGGTATGACACAATTTCTGCAATCAAAGAGAAGTGCCCTAAGCCTACTACTCTCAGTAAAACGGTCAGACCTATAGGGCTTGATAAAGTGGGGGCCCCCTAAACAACCTATAGTGCCCAGAGAGGTGCACTCTAAATTACCTCTCAGAATGCTAGGCTTTTCAGCAGCTATAGCCTTAGAGCATTCTAGTTTAACCTAAGCTACTAATCTATAACACTAGCTATATGCTAGAGAGGAGATTATTATGGCTGAATTCGCTTCTAAGGGTGTTGCAGGTGCAGGTCTCGGTACTGGTATCGCAGGTCTTGCTCTCGGTGTTCTCAATAGCTCTAATAACGGCAACGGTCTCCTTGGTGGTCTCCTCGGTGGCGGTAATCAGAACGTAGTGTCTGCTCTTCAGGCTGAGAACAGCATGCTCAAGGCTGAGAACTACTCTGATAAGAACGCTAAGGAAGTCTACATGCAGTCCCTTACGGATAACCGTAGACTCCGTGATGAAACCTTTGCATACCTTAAGCCTCTGTCTGACGAAGCGGCTAACAACCGTGTTGAGCTTGCTAAACTTCAGGCTGAACTTAAGTGTTGCTGTGAAAAGCAGGAACTTCTTGAAGCTATTGAAAAGCGTAACAAGGAGACTTACCATACTGAGGGAGACATCAGAACCTATAAGGATGCCCTAAAGGCTTTGTACTACCTCATTAGCATTGAGAAGAGCAAGTAATTCGGGTGTTTCAGTAGTCCTAAAGGGTTTACGCACAGTAATTACCGTAGGACTACTGAACCTATCTAACAGACTAAGTAAATGAATATACAAGTTTATTGGGATGGCAGTGTAGGTGCCTGTGAGTATGAAAACCATAAGGTATTCTTTACAACGAAACCTGACATTCCTACGGTTACCTTTGATGTCATCGTATATAGTGAAGACAACAACGTAACGAAGAAGATTTACGCTAATATTACTAGTGATCTTACTTCTGAGGAAGTTACTGCCGTAAAGCAGTTTGCTAATGCGCAGTTCACGGGTAAGAGCAACACTAATTAAATAACTAAATACAATATGGAACTGGAAGTAATTAAGAAAGACGGTACCCACGAAGGCTGGGATTGGGATAAGATTGAAGTAGCTATCAATAAGGCCGCACAGAGGGCTAACGCTACGTACTCTGAGTATGACATTGGTAAGATTAGGGGCTATATCGAGAGCCTTGTCTACAGCAACTATGACGAGGTGCCTACTGATAAGCTCCACTCTATTGTCATTGAAGCTCTTTGTAAGTACGCACCGAAGATCGGAGAATCTTACAAGGAGTTCAGAGACTACAAGAACACCTACGCTAAGGCTTTCGAAGCTGTTAAGAATGAGGCTGACACTGTTCTCCTTTTGGGAGACAAGGAAAACGCCAACTTTGACAGTTCCCTTGTGTCTACCAAAGGCTCCCTCATTAAGGGCTATCTGACTAAGCAACTGTACAAGCAGTTCTACCTCACTAAGGAAGAGAAAGAGGCTACTAAGGTCGGTAAGTATTACATCCATGACCTTCGAGACATGATCTTTGGTTCCATCAACTGCTGTCTCTTTGACATGGCTACTGTTCTGAAGGGTGGCTTTAGTATGTCCAATGTCACCTATACTGAGCCTACGAGTGTCCTCAGTGCCCTTCAGGTTATCGGTGACATTACCCTTGTAGCTACTGCACAGCAGTTCGGTGGGTTCACTATCCCTCAGATTGACAAGACGCTCCTCCCGTATGCTAAGAAAACGTATGACCATGCATTTAAGAAATACTTTGACCAGTGCAATATGGAGTTCGATGAAGCATGTGCGATGGCTAGGCAAGAACTCAAGCGTGAACTTGCACAGGGCTTCCAGTCTCTTGAACTGAAGCTCAATACTGTTCCGTGTTCTCGTGGTGACTTTGCGTTCACTACGCTTACCTTTGGTGAGTGGAGCAATGACCTTCCTGAGTATGACAAGGAGTTTCTTGAGGTGATTTGTGAGACTATCCTTGATACCCGCATGAAGGGACATGGGGGTAAACAGGTTGTGTTCCCTAAGCTCGTGTATCTCTATGATTGGGAACAACATGGCAGTGATGAGCATGCTTATGTGTTCGAGAAGGCTGTTGAATGTTCCAGTAAGTGCATGTACCCTGATTTTCTGGCTATTAACGCTCCTAAGGGCACTGTGTCTGAAACCTACAGGGCGTCTAATAAGCAGTGTGTAATTCATCCGATGGGATGCAGGGCGTACCTCACTCCTTGGAAGGATCCTGAAACCAACGAGTATGTGTCTGTTGGTCGATGCAACATTGGTGCCGTGTCTCTCAACCTCCCGTTGATCTATAAGGCATCTAAGGGTAATTTCTGGGAAGAGCTTATGGTTAACCTTGAACAGATTCGAGGGTTCCTTAAGCGTCGATATGATATGGTCAAGCATGCTAAGGCCAGTACGAATCCTATGGCGTTCTGTCAGGGAGGTTTCTATAAGGGCTTCCTTAAGCCTGAAGATGAGGTAGGCGAGCTTACTAAGTACATGACTGCATCTTTTGGGATCTCTGCCTTGAATGAGTTTGCTATTCTCTTTACTGGTGGTAAGGATCTTCAGACTCCTGAGGGACAGAAGGCGGCTAAGGATGTCGTTAAGTTCATCTATGATGCAGTGCAGGAGTTTAAGAAGGAAGACGGATATCTCTATGCACTCTATGGTACCCCTGCAGAGTCCCTTTGCGGAACTCAGATGACTCAGTACCATGAGTATTGTGCAAAGAATAACCTTAAGGATGAATTTGAAGGCAAAGCCTACTTCACCAATTCCTTCCATATCCATGTGTCTGCTGACATTACCCCCTTTGAAAAGCAGGATCTTGAGTTTGAGCTTTTTCATCTTATCGAGGGTGGACACATCCAGTATGTCCGTATTGACAACCCAGAGAATAAACTCGCTCTAACGAGTACGATCCTTCGAGGTATGGCTCATGGGTTCTATCAGGGTGTGAACTTTGATGCGGCTTACTGTGAGGATTGCCACCAACATAGCTTTAATGTGGGTAATACGTGCCCCTATTGTGGTTCTAGTAACCTGTCTGTCATCTCCCGTGTCTGTGGTTATTTGGGTTACTCTAACATCAACGGTAACTCCCGCATGAACGATGCAAAGATGGCTGAGATTAACGAACGAAAGAGTATGTAAAAGAGGATAAAGAATAAAATGAAGAATACTATGGAAGCTAAACACAAAGAGCTTATCGGAAATCTCCAGAAGGAACTTTCGAACTGGTTCCAGAAGACACACTGTAGAAATGACCAAGGGAAGGACTCCCAACTGTACAAGGATTGCGAAATCCTGTATGTCAAGTGTATTGCTGAAGAGTTCAAGGAGTTTGTCCAAGAGACCCCCAACACTCCTAACGACATGAAGGAGCTGTGTGACCTTATCTGGGTGTGCGTGCAGTATGCTAACGCCTGTGGCTATGACCTTGAAGCAGGTATGAATGAACTGCTTAAGGAGTACTCCAGTAAGTTCTATGACAGTGAGGGTAACTACAATCCTCAATTCAGAGAAGATGGTAAGCTCCTAAAGGGCACTGGGTTCAAGAAAGCTAACTTTGAGCAGTTCTTTGACGAAGAATGAACCCCCTTGATGAGGAATCAGGTAACCTAGCAGAGAACATAGCACAGGTAGCTCCTTCATTGGCAGTATCCAGTGCTGTGATTCTCGGGTTACCTCTTAGCGATTGGGTGTACGTCGTCACAATTATCTATACTTTTGTGGGTATCTGCACAATGATTAAAAAGCATTGGGTAGAACCTTGGTTAGAAAAGAGAAAAAAGGAAAAGAACAATGGACTATAAAGGCCTTGAGAGCCTCCTAGGAAACATCCATGAGGAGATGCTTCAGAACATGCTTAATGACCTCAGGAACCCTGATAAGAGGTCTCCACAGCTCTATAACGCAATCATTAAGGAGCTTGAACGTAATGGTATTGACTGTGTCCCTAAGGCTGGAGACGGTGAAGAGAATGCACTCAGTAAGCTCCTGAAGGCTACTAAGGAGAACTTCGAGAATTCCTATAGGGGAGACTTGAGTGTTAACTGAGAAAGAAGCTAAAGCCCTACTCCCCTACTATGAGAACTTCCCCCTCTTTACCTCTTTGGTTTGGAAATCTATCGGGTTGCCTTCTCCTACCACGTTGCAGGTAGACATCGCAAAGCTACTCCAGAATCCCCCTAGTGACCGTATGATCCTTATGGGTTTCCGTGGTGTAGCCAAGTCATTCATTACGTGTGCATACGTTGTCTGGAGTCTCTGGAGGGATCCACAGACTAAGATCATGGTAGTGTCTGCCAACAAAGAACGAGCAGACGCTAATGCTACGTTTATTAAGAAGATCATTAATGAACTGCCTTTTCTTAGTCACCTAAAGGCTAGAGAAGGCCAGAGAGATACTCAGAACCTTTTCGATGTTGGCCCTGCCCTTCCAGACCATTCACCTTCGGTTAAGTCTGTGGGTATTAAGGGCCAGCTAACGGGTTCCCGTGCAGACATCATTGTCGCCGATGACGTTGAGGTGCCTAGCAACTCCTTCACTCAGGTGCTTAGAGATCAGTTGTTTGAACTAGTCAAAGAGTTTGACGCTGTCCTAAAGCCTGGTGCAGATAAAAAGATCATCTATCTGGGGACTCCTCAGAATGAAATGAGCCTCTATAACGAGCTACAGGAACGCGGATACACGGCTGTAATCTATCCCGCTAGGTACCCCTATGATGATTCTCATAGAGCATCCTATGGCGATAGATTGGCCTCTATCATCGCTGACAAGTACGACAAGGATCCTAAGCATTGGGCAGGTAAACCTACAGACCCCCTTAGGTTCTCTGAAGAGGATCTACAGAAGCGTGAGCTATCTTATCGTAAGGCAGGCTTCGCTCTGCAGTTCATGCTTGATACGACCCTCTCAGACGCCGATAAATACCCTCTACGGCTTCGTGACCTCATCGTAGGTATGTTCCCCTTAGACGAGGCTCCAATGAAGCTCACGTGGCTCCCTGAGCCTTCTAAGAGGGTTCCAGTTGATGAGTGTCCCACGATGGGCCTTAAGGGAGATTCTTACTTCTACTATCATGCCTCATCCAATGAAGTAGTCCCGTATGCCCATAAGATTCTATGTATTGACCCGTCGGGTCGTGGTAAAGACGAAACAGGCTATGCTGTTCTCTACTACCTTAATGGGTATATCTACGTCATGGAAGTAGGGGGTCTATTGGGGGGTTATTCTGATGTAGTCCTCAATAAGCTCGCTAAGGTAGCTAAGAAGTACAAAGTCAATGAAGTGGTCATTGAAGGAAACTTCGGTGATGGTATGTACATCAAACTATTTGAACCTGTCCTTAAGAAAATCTATAGTAACTGTGGGGTTACTGAAGTTAAGTCTACGGGACAAAAAGAACTACGAATCATTGACACTCTTGAACCTGTAACCTCTAACCATAAAATGTGTGTCACTCCTGAGTGCATCAGGAATGACTACTCTACCGTACCTGAATCTGACTACAAATATGCTTGTTTCTATCAGCTCACTCGTATCACTGTTGATAGGGGTGCCCTTATTCATGATGACCGCCTCGATGCTTTGGCAATCGGAGTTAAATACCTTGTGGACTTCATGGGCGTAGATGCTGATGAAGGTATTAAAGAACTAACCGAAGAATGGCTAGAGGAGTCTATGGAATCCCTGTATGGATTCTATACGTCCAATATCGGAGGTGTGATGGTAACTGAAGATAGACACAGCCTTAAAGGTACCTCTAAAGGTGTAGACAGATATAAGGATAAAGGCTACACGTTCAGGAGCTAGCCTTAGCTAGCAATCAGTGATAACTGAAATATGCTTTATTAGTATTGAACACTTGTTCAGTAAATAATAAAGACAATGTAATAGAGAAAACAGGGTATTTCAGAATAAAATCCATACTCCTAGGGGGGGCTAGGAAAGACATATATAGATATACATATAGGTCTTTTCTAGCTCCCCCTTTTTGTTAGAAATGAAAGTATCAGAAGTAAAAGGTATCAGTGATGATGGAGTCTTAAGAAAATCCTTAGGGTACCTATAGACCCTTATGGGGATCTATAGACCCTTATGGGAGTCCATAGTCCCTTATGGGAATCCTTAGGTGCCTATAGACCCTTATGGGAATGACCTTAATGAATAATACCAATAACACTAAAAATAAAGTATTCATCACCATCAAAATCATCATTATCATCATCCTCTTTATAATGTCTTTGATTAACGGGGATGTGTCTACTGTTGATGCTCTTCTACGTACTCTTGTAACTAGCTTGTAATTACTTCCAGTTCCCCCTTAGGTTCCCTTACGGGTTCCTGAGGGGTTTTATTTAAAGTTATCCACAGGTTATCCACAGAGTTATCCACAGCTAGCCTTAGCTAGCACAGGTAACTAAGGGGGATCATAAAAATTGATCAAATTTGTGAACCCTCACTTAAGGAGTTCACGCACGTGAGTGCCCCCGTGGGGGTGCCTGTTGGTGCCCTCAGGTGCCCGCTGTCTCCTTTGGGGTCTTTGATTATACCACAGATTCAAAGAGCTGTCAAGGGGTGCTTTCCCCTGTTGACATCCTTAGGGTACTTGTGGTAAACTATTGATTTATCAGTGTTTTTTCGAGTTATCCACAGGTTATCCACAGAGTTATCCACAGGGGTCTTTAGGGTTGATTTGGGTCAATATGGGGTTTGATATAGATCAATTGTTTTCCTTTGGGGGTCATTATCTGTGCTATGTACCCTTTGGTACTCCTTTGGTGCTCCACAGGGCTCCTTTGGTGCTCCACAGGGCTCCTTTGG